TTTCAACTGCACCTAATGCTACAATTCCTGCTTTTAAAGTTACAGTCTTAGAATTAAATCCTGTAGTATTTACTGAGAATGAAATATTTGCTCTTGCAGATCTTTTTGAACGTGGAACATATCCAATATTTCTAGCAAGAGATACAACATTTTCACGAACGGTTGCACTATCAATGAATGCCTCATTGACAGCCATATTCGTATTAAATGATGTAATATAAGAATTATATGCTAATAGATCAATCAGAGTTGAGAAATTAGAGCCCTCGAAATCAAAGTCAGTAAAATTACTGTTAGATCTCAAATATTCTTTGATTTGAGTTCGTAATGAACTAAAATCTAAATTGGTAAACTGATTGAATGACATTATATTCTAGTCGGTTGAAGTAAAAATTCTATTTCTTGTGCTGGAAATGGCAATCCAATGATATCATATTGTATTCTAATATTTAAATCATATGTATCATCTTCAATTTGAACTTCTACATTATTAACTCTGACACGGGGTTCGAAGTTTCTTAGGACATTATAAATCTCTTCTTTATATAAAGTTACATAATCTAGATCAGCAAGTTCAAACAATGCATCTGCAATAGAGGTCCCCAATAAACTATTGAAGAACCTCTCTCCAATACGTGTTCTGACTAAATTAATCACTGTTTTCTTAATTGCGTCTTCATTTTTAAGGACAAGAATATCATTAGTCACAGGATGTCTACTAAAAGACAGACTAATATCCTTAAATGCCCTCGAAATCTTAAGACCCATTTAGATTATAAAGAAATAATCATGAATATTTATGATGTTTTTGATAAGTTACAAAATTATGGATGATTTGTATAAGAAGGTTCTAGTCCATAACTCCAATCATCATAGTCTTCATCATTTCTAATTCTTTCATGAAGTTCTGATTGTTTTGTCAAACGATAAGAAGGTGCCATATCATGAACAACTTCTTGTAATACCTTTGAATCTGCCTGATAGTCAGTCACTAATTTTGCGGTTCCCCACATTTCTCTCATATAATTTGAATCTCTATCTACTGGTAAATTTGACATTGGTTAGCTCCTGTTTTTAAAAATAAAAACAGAACTTTTATAAAGGAGGTTGCTATCTCCTACACTTTATCTATCTAACTCACGAAGATTATAGTTTTCTGAGTTAAAATATTTTAAAAGTTCAATTGCAACTATTTTTGGATTTCCTTCACCGCAAGTATAAACATCTATTGCAGCACAACCCTGTTCTGGCCATGAATGTAAAGAGCAATGACTCTCAGAGAGGGTTAGAACGACCGTTAGACCTTGTGGTTGAAACACATGACTAGAAGTATTCAGAATGGTCATACCAGCACGGCAGACGGCATTCTGCATGACTTCTAGTAACGGTTCTAAAGTGTTAAGTAATGTATATTCTACGTTATAAACCTCTAGTAAGAGGTGATTACCCATTGAGAATTTTTCCAATTTACATAAATCTCCCAATTTAGTATTTATTTTACATAAAATCCTTCTCTCTGATAGTCAGGATCAGAAATAAAACGATAATTTTTCATATTTTTAACTTTTTCACCCTTCCATACAGGTATTGCAATCGTATTTTCATATCGAAAATCTGGATTTCGACGCAATTGCACCTCAATTAACTTATTTCCTATAAATTCACAGTTAATCCACTCATAATTTCCAATTAATGAAGACAAAATCGGAGGAAATCCGATTATCTTATTAATTTTAGACCAACATGACCATTTATATAGTGGATTTTTATGATTTTTATGACCCTTTACGACTAAAACACATTCTTTTTTGTAAAAATCAACACTTAAGTGCTCACCTTTAAAGACTTCACACCAAAATTCACCTGGATGTAGGTGATCGGTACTACTTTTTAAGTATTCGATTCGAGAATTACGACCCATTCCTAAGAAATTCATCACTGGACGGACAATATAAAGTCCCGAGGAAGGTACGGACGTTCCTACGGGACCACATTGATACCCTAAAAGGGCACTTAGTTGTAATTTATTGTATACCCAGATGTCTTGAGGGTCTAATTGAGTCCACTCGTCGTTCCCTTCAAGACAATACATTCACCTTCCTTGTCCACGATATGCTTTTTTTGCTCGATTTCGTGAAGTTGCAGCATATTTTGTGTTTTTACCTTGTCCCTGTCGAGTATTTTTGGGATTTGGTTCGATCTTCATCGTTTTTTTATTCATTGCCATACTTCAATATCTCCAATTTGGTTTTTTTAACGCATTTTTAACGCATATAAGACTTAAAAACGCAATAAGAACACATCAGAATAAAAAAAGTGCCTTATGAAAGACACTTTAACAGTTTCAGAAACGTTCGTCAAGAAAGATTCTCAGATAATCCGAGTCTTTTCATGTCCAACTCTAATACGAGGATCGCACCAAATCTCAAAACCTGCTTCTTTTGCATCGAGACAGAACGAAACGTCCTCTCCACACATATCTTGAACCTCTCCACTATCAAAGACCTGCATCTTCGGTGCAAACCAGGGATACTCAAGAGATTCGAAGACACCTTTCTTAATCAGAACCCATCCAAATCCCGTATAATCAACCGTAAAGGGTTTTTTACGACGAGAAATGCTCTCAAGAGTCTCGTGATTCATAACTCCACCATTATTCTTGAAGTCATCTTCCTCGAGCCAGTGGGCAACAGACGTGGTTTTTCCATCTTCTGTGCAGTACCAACCAGCAGCAATGTCTTTATCCATTGCAACGAGACGATAGAAACTTTCAGTACTGAAAACAATATCACTATCAATCCACAACTGGTAGTCATATGCAAGTTTTCCATCCCAAGGTACTTGCTTTGGTCCACGAAGAACATTTGCACCTAGTACTTTACAACGTGCAAAGTTCACCATGGAAGAATAATCTTGTGAGATCTGAATGCTCGCACCATTCTGTACAAGATCAAAACACAACTGAACAAAATTCTTCAAATATGTATATGAAACTCCCCGTCCAGGTAAACAGAATACAATCGACTTACCTCTAATTGATTCTTTTGCTGCACTGATATCAAACTCGTCAGAAGATACTTCAGGACTTTTTGCTTTTACTGTAAAACCTTTTGCCATAAAAATTTCATTGATTAACTACTTTTATTATACCACAACAAGTCAAGTCGTCGTGTCTGTGTTATTTAGAAATACTTCAATATCCTTATCAGATCCACCAGATGCCCATACCAATCCTCTCAATATTTTAAGAGATCCTTCAAGTTCCTCTGAATGTATTTGTGTAAGTACTTCTTTACCATTTACTGATACATTATAAGTATTCATCGTCTTCTACTTTTCTGAGAAGGTCCTGTAATTCATCCTTCAAACTCTCACTTAAAATTAACTCCTCGTCAGATTCTAATCTATACTGAATTGTATCAATCAGCAAGTCTCTCTCGTATTCATCGAAATTTAATTCCATGTTTTATTCTTCTTTACATCTTTTCAAAGATTATATAGTAATTCTGATTCTTCGACTTTTCTGAGAGGTGCCCCCCTTGCAAAAATCTTACAGAATTCTCAAATTTTCTCGGAAAATTTTTTTAGGGCACGAGGTTTTGAAACTTCTTTTTATCCCTCGGAATTTTTTTAAGTGAGTGACAATTGAATGCCCGTTGGTGAACGTTTATAGCTTATAAGGGACCCTTGTTTTTATATATCGGGGGCATCGGTTTATAATAACAATCAACAACAATCAGAAATAACTGCCAATAAGAATTAAACAGTGCTGTTTAATAAGAATCAACGAAGACTTCGTTATTCGTGTATAACAACGAAGAGTGATTTTTATACCCAACACCCCCACGTATAAGATATTAACAATACTGTGTGATTTTTATAACGAAGTCCCCCACGTATGAAATACTGACGAACTTCATCATAAAAACACAATCACGAAGCAACTACAATTCATATAACGAACTGATTGCCCTAAGATTATACCACGAACTTCTATGTGCTGTCAATAGTATAAAAAACTGTCCATACATTAAGAAAACTTAATGGACGAACAGTTTGTATTATACTGCGGCAAATGTATGAAACTCAGTAACTCTCTGGGAGTTCAGAATAACGAAGTCCCCCACGTATGAGAATTACCACGAAGTTCATTGTCTCAGAGGTTGTTTAATAACGAACTTCATAGACGAACTGTTCATGATGCATTGTACCACGAAGATAATGATTTCACCACAGATATAGTGAACGATGTTGCATTATATCGAAGTGATGAACGATCTTATCAGGCAGCAGCAGGCACTTCCTCATCCTCAGAAGTCTCAGGGTCCATGGAAGTAATTACATCAAGAATTGCAAGAATCTGAGAACCAATCTGCCCCTTGCGAAGCATACCAAGCATCAGATCACGGGAGAGTTGAACTTGCATTTTGTTTGAGTTAGTGTTGTGAACTTGTGGTGGGCACTCCCTCCACCCTTTAATAATACCACAGATCGGGGTCTGTGCTCATTTACTGTGCCAGTTTCACAAGTGGCACACCACATCAGAGACTCATGCTGAGATTCTAATAGTTTTCCACAGGTTGACATAGTTTTCCACAGGTTTTTCCACAGATTTTATAAAGTTTTCCACAGGGCAATTCTTATAAAGCATTGCAAACACTGAGTTTACTCCGAAACCTGTGGAAAACTTTTGCTGGGTTCTTAGAGTTTTTGTGGGGGGTTGACAGATTTTTAGAGGTGTGCTATACTTATGCAGCCTTAGATGACTATAAATATCACCATTTAATTGAGGTACTCATAAGAGTCTATAAGGGAATAGATAGAGTCTATAAGGGAATAGATAGAGTCTATAAGGCAGTACAGAGGCAAATAAAACAGAGTATTTATACAACATCTTATCAGACTAATATAAACACAACAATATATTTTTTAATACATTTTTAAACAAGTAATAATCAATACAATTTAATTACTTTTGGTAAGTTAAAACGTTTGTTTTCTACTTGATCAGTAATGTTTTTTTCTACGATTTGAAGAAAGTTCCAATAACGTGAGTTATCATAAAAACAATCAAACTCAGTAGTGGAGATTAAATCATGCAAGTATGGATTGACTTGATAAAGACAATTCATAAATGCTTGACCTTTCCTCATCTCTGGATATTGTTGATGATATTGTGTTGCTAGATCAAGGAATTGTTTGTATGTCATAAGTCAG